CACTTTAGAGCATTGTTAAATGAAATGAAGATGAAAAAGAAGTTTATTCCTGATATGATCTATATTGATTATCTCAATATTTGTTCATCTTCTCGTATGAAAGCAATGGGTGGAAGTATCAATAGTTATACATACATTAAAGCTATTGCTGAAGAACTACGTGGTTTAGCTATTGAGTTTAATGTTCCAATTATGACAGCAACTCAAACTACACGATCTGGTTTTGGTAACACTGATGTTGGATTGGAAGATACTTCTGAATCGTTTGGTTTACCAGCTACGGCCGATTTAATGTTTGCTTTGATTGCTACTGAAGAATTAGATGAACTAAATCAGGTTATGGTTAAGCAGTTAAAAAATCGTTATAATGATGTAAGTAAATACAAAAGGTTCGTAATTGGTATTGATCGAGCTAGAATGAAGTTATATGATGTTGAAGAATCAGCTCAATCTGACATTATGTCTGATATGACTATCCCTGATAAACCAATTGCGACTTGGGGTAATAATGACAACAACAAAGACTCATTCGCAAACTTTAAAGTATAAGGAGAAACAATATGTTAAGTAAATTTATGAAAACACGTGGTGCTATCGGCACTGGTATTACAATCGGCCTTGTAGGTCTTGTTACTGGTTTTGTTCTATTTGATCCAGTACAGTTGGTAGTAAGTGTAACACTTATTGCTTGTGAAGTTCAACTTTGGCTTGAAAAAAAGGATTAATAGTAGATGTTTAATGTGAAACTTATGTCGTATAGTCAACCACCTGCACAAAGCGAATTTTCAAATGATCTTTTGCAGATGGTTGCTTATTGCGCTAGGGTATCTAATCCTAGTAATCAAAACAATGAAGCGACGTCTCAAAAGCTAGTAGAGTATTTGATTAAGCACAAACATTGGAGTCCATTAGAAATGGTATCTGTTTGTATGGAAATTGATACCACCAGGGATATTGCGCGACAGATTCTTCGTCATAGATCATTTTCATTCCAAGAGTTCTCTCAAAGATATGCAGATCCTACTAGAGATCTATCATTTGTAACTCGAGATGCTCGATTCCAAGATACAAAGAATCGACAAGCTAGTATTGATATTGACCAAACAAACGAAGTTCATCGTGGAATCAATGAAGACTTTAGAATGAAACAGATGTCTCTTATTCGTCAGAGCCGTGAAGTTTATGACTGGGCTATTGATAAAGGCATTGCTAAAGAACAAGCTCGAGCTGTATTGCCTGAAGGATTAACCAACTCTCGTATGTATGTCAATGGGACATTACGCTCATGGATTCACTATATTGATCTAAGAGCTGATAATGGAACTCAAAAAGAACACATGGAAATAGCTAAAGCATGTGGTGAGGTTATACACAATATATTCCCTTTAGATGGTCTCTTATAACTAAATGATCTAAATAAAAGTGAAATAAATGTTTACACACTCCTTTCTTTATGATATAATATACCTATATTAAATGATAAAGAAAGGAACTACATTATGATACAACTAGTTGAGAAAACCCAAGAATTACTGAATCTTATGCAAAATCAACTGCATACTAGGTACGAACATACAATCGAAACCACTCAATATATAATGGACGAAGGTAGGAATTACATTAAGCTAATTCAAGATAATGATGGTCGTCAAAGTGTTGTAGGTTTTGTAGTTAAAAAATCCCCCAAAGCAATCGATAACAAAACTAATGAAAGCTTTAAAGTTGGCGATATGCTGATGGCAAAAAGCTGGTCTGCTCCAGCTACAAACTTTGCTAGAGGTAATGTATTTGAAGAATTACCAATGAGACAACTTTGTCATGGACTTTAAGGAGAATATTATGAATCTAGAACAAATTATTAAAAGCCTAATAAAAGAAACTCTTACTGAAGAACAGGTAAGAGACATAGTTGGTGCACCAAGTCTTGAAGAATCTATAACCTGCGTATGCGGCGATCGACTTAATGAATGTAAAGAATCTTATCAACATATGACCCATGGAGTATAAAATGAGTAGATCAGATAGTTACCAATTTACAGCTGATGTTAATTCTGTAAACGATATGCTTTTAATTGAACAGGTTAGAAAATCTGTAAAGTCCATTAACAAAATTGCTAAACAAACTCAAATGTCACAGCAATATCGATATGATTCAGGTTGGTCTGATATAGAACCACAGCCTATATTTAGATATAGAGTTTGTTTAATGCCACGTGGAGCTCGTACAGTACACGCAATTGCTGATGGTCGTTCACCAAGAGCTTACGATTCAACTCTTCCAATCCGTCATGCCGAAAGACTAGATGTTTATATCCATACAGTATCTCAGGAGATTTGTTAATGTTAAGAGCCTTTAAAGAAGTTACTAATTGGGATGAATGTAAACATCCAGTTTTAAATCACACATATATCTTAAATGAACAAGGTCATTGTGTTGGATTTAGATCAACAATATCTAAACAGTATAAAGAATTTAGTAAACCTATGAAAGGCTTTTCGAAGTCGCGTAGAAAGTTTATTGAACTTAAACCAGTTGAAAAGTATATGGAGTCTGAAAATGTATAAGAGTACAGGTATTATAGTATTAGTTGCAGCGGTAATTAGTTTTATTTTAGGATCTATTTTGGGTTCAACATCGGTACAAAACTCTTGGCGTCTTGATGCAGCAAAAACATCATGTGCTCAATTTAATCCTCAGTATGGCCAATTCGAATGGTTAGAGGTTGTAGAATGAAATCCTTAGAATATTGGGTTGTAAGCTTTACTAAAGGTGATAAAGATCCATTGCATAAATACCTATTTGAAACTCAAAAAGAAGCTATCAAATTTAAAAATAGTATGAAATCTGAAGGCTATATCGCCTCAGTCGAAAAAAACGAGGAATTTGTTTAATGGAATATTTTATAATGCTATTTGGTATAGTAGGTGTTGGATATACATCATATATGATTGGGCTTCGTGATGGTGGAGCTAAAATGATTGATTCGCTTGAATTTCTTAAAATAATAGTTGTTGATGAAAATGACAATGTAGCGCCAAATAAGTCGTACGATTCTAAATAGTAAGAAAAAAAATATTATAAATAGTATTGTACATTTACCAAAAGGAGTGTTATAATACAATTATGAAAAGCTTTTTATCCACATTAGAACCAATTCGTGAAGCTGTTAGACTTGCTCCCAGCCAACTTAAAAAACCTAATGCTAATACAGGTGAAGCTCGTATTGACATTTTAGCGCGACTCATTAGAGATGGAATGCCACTTGAATTGGCCAAGGGTGGAACCTTTAAAGTAACTGAAATTGAAGATGCTTTAGCTCAGACTGAAATATTTAAAAAGTTAGGCCAGCCATTTAATCTCCATGGCAATGGTAAAACCATTAGTTCATCAGATCTTGGTAAGAGTAAAGTCTTCGGCGGAGGTAGTGGAGCCGGCGGTGGAACTCTTAATACCAAGATTACTGAAAGTCATCAATGCGTTATATGTCAGGCAATGCTTGATAATGGTATTCAAGAAGAAGACTTCTTTATACAAGAAGATATTCTTAAAGCTGCATATAAAAGAGTTTATGTTGATGCCTCATTTGAAGAAATACTAGGTGTGGAAGATGGTTGGTTCCACTCATCATATGAGTCTGCTAAGATCTTAGTCAAAGAAGGTTATATTAATAAGTCTCAAACATTCCATAGAAACAGTAAATTAATGAATACTGTTTACGCTTTTAAAAACGTAGCATATAAAAATTCAGATCAAAAACCAATTAAAGATGATAAGTGGAATCCTGGAGACTTCTGGGCTGTTGAAAAATCATTTAATCTTAAATCTCTTGATACAAGTTCAATTGCTGCTTATAATAAGTCACTACTACAAGCATTTGTTGATCGCCAATTGGTTGGTATATCCCTTAAGCTAGTCAAAAAGAAAGCAAAAGCTAAAGAATATAACATTAAACTCCCACCTGATACTGATGATCATAAGCTACTTAAAATACTTCTCCAAGGCGAAACTCGTGGAACTTTCTGGTCAAACAAGGGTGCTACTATTCTCTTTGACGAAGGTAAATTTGAATTAAGAGCTGGTTCGGCGGGTGGGGCTATCAAAGGTGAAATTGCTCTTAAAACTGCCAGAGGCGGCGGTGCTGGTTATGGCATTATGTCAGATGCTATGAAACTTGTATTTAGAAAGAAAATACCAGACAATGGTAAAATCAATCAACTAGCAAAGAAAATAGTTAAAGGTGATAAAAGATCAATTAAAGTATTCTTTGAACTGTATAATTATTTCTATAAGAATGATACGGTTGAAAACTTTGAAAAAGAATTATCACAAAAGGATGTTTATTGGGTTGGTTCTAAATTGGCATGTCTATATGTTGTATACAATGTTGATAAGAATACTGGAACCAAAGCTAATCGATGGCTAACTAAAATTATTAATTATGCTGGATCTAAATCGGAAGATTCAAGCGCGTACGTAAAGGTATACGAATAATGAAAGGCTTTAAAACACAATTGGCTGAAGCCGCAGGAAAGAACACCCACATGACTCATATTGAAGATTTGATCCTCGATGGTGGAGTTAAGGGAGCGCGCCAAGCTATACTCGCATTGAGATCATTGCGAGATATGCTATCCGGTAATGCAAAATCTGCAGTAGACGTCACTGTTAAATGGGATGGTGCTCCCGCGGTATTTGCCGGAGAAGATCCATCTGATGGACAATTCTTTGTAGCAAAGAAAGGTATCTTTAATGCTAATCCAAAGATCTATAAGTCTCATGCTGATATTGATGCTGATACTTCTGGAGATCTAGCTAAAAAATTAAAGATGGCCTTTGATTACATTAAGCCACTTGGCGTAAAGGGTGTAATTCAAGGTGACTTTATGTTTGATAAGTCTGATCTTAAAACTGAAACTATAAGTGGAGTTAAGCACGTAGTTTTTCATCCTAATACAATTGCATATGCCGTTCCAACAGGATCTGCCTTAGCAAAAGATATTGAACGAGCTAAGATTGGTATAGTATGGCATACAATATATAGTGGAGCAACATTTGAAACAATGAGAGCTGAATTTGGTAGAGAAATTGTGCCAAAATTAAAAGCTTCAAAAGATGTTTGGATGGTTGATGCTACTTTATCCGATCTATCAGGAACTGCTACGCTGACTAAAAAAGATACTGAATTACTTAATAGTAAACTTTCAGATGCTGGTAAGTTATTTAAAAAAATATCTGGATCTACGCTTAAAGAGTTAGAATCAAACAAAGAACTAAACCTTGTTATTAATGTGTATAACAATAGGAAGGTTAGAGAAGGTCAAAGAATTACAAATACTAAGGCTCATGCAATGGGTCTTATTGCGTTTGTCCAAGAACGATACCAAAAAGAAATAGATAAAAGAAGTAGTCAAAAGGGCAAAGATACTCAAATTGCTAAACGCGATGCGCTGCTTAAATTCTTTGACAAATCTAATCTAAAAAACTTGCAAAATGTGTTTGATTTACAAAATTTAGTTGTAGATGGCAAATTAATTATTATAAATAAACTAAATGGCTTAAACAAAATTGGTACTTTTGTTAAGACTAAATCCGGATTTAAGGTAACCAACCCCGAAGGTTTTGTTGCAATAGATCGTATGGAAGGTGGAGCAGTTAAACTAGTTGATAGATTAGAATTTTCTACCAACAACTTTAGCAAAGATATTATAAAAGGTTGGGATAATCCTAACTAAATGGAACCGAGGATAAACATGAAAACGTTTAAAGAACACGAAGCAGATCTATCTGAAGACTCTGCAGACTTTTCTGAAGCAATGACACTTCAGCATAGAATGAAGATGAAAGCTAGCTTCAGAAAAAACAAAGCTAAAATTGCTCTAGGTAAAAAGAAAGCAGCAAGAAAATTAGCATCTCCTGAAAAACTCAAAGGTCGTGCCACGAAAAAAGCTCGTGATATCATGATCCAAAGAATCCTTAAAGACAAAAAGAAAGGTGATCTATCATTTGCTGGCAGAGCTGGCATTGAAAAGAGATTAGCTAGTAAAAAAGGTGCAATTGCTAAGATTGCTAAAAAGTTATTGCCAGCAATCAAGAAAGCTGATAGAGCTAAACTGAAGAGTAAAGGTAAAGACAAATAATATGGAATTTAAGAGTTTTAGCGAATATTTAACTGAAGCTAAAGGCGAAGTCTATTTCGTCTTTGGTAGATTTAATCCACCAACTTCAGGTCATGAGAAACTTTTTGACATGCTAAAGAAAACGGCTGGTAGTAATCCATATCGTATATATGGTTCAAAGTCGCAAGATCCTAAAAAGAATCCTTTGTCGTTTAAAGAGAAAGTAAAGTTTTTACGTAAAATGTTTCCAAAGCATGCTCGTAGCGTAATGGCTGATGCTGATGTCAGACATGTTATGGATATTGCTACTAAATTATATGACCAAGGTTATACCTCAGTAACTATGGTTGCAGGTTCTGATAGAGTAAAAGAGTTTGATACTCTACTTAACAAATATAACGGTGTCGATTCTAGACATGGTTTCTATAACTTCGAAAATGGTATTAAAGTTGTTTCAGCTGGAGAAAGAGATCCAGATGCTGAAGGTGTTGAAGGTATGTCTGCATCTAAACTTAGAGCGTATGCTTCAGATAATGACTTAGAAAACTTTTCAAAGGGAATGCCTAAAGGTTATAAAGATTCAAAGGTTTTGTTCAATACAATTAGAAAGGGTATGGGTCTAAAAGAAACTCATATGCATCGTAAACATGTTGAACTAGAAACAGTATCAGAAAAAAGAGAACAGTTTATAACAGGTAATCTTTTTAAAGAAGGTGACGAGGTTGTTCTAAAAGAAACAAATCAAATTGGTGTTATTAATAGATGTGGTACTAACTTCCTAGTAGTTGAATTTGGCGAATGGAAGAAAAGAGTTTGGTTAGATGATGTTGAACTATTAGGTGAAAAGACATATTCAGATATGGATTCAAAAGAAAAAGCTAAGTACGATGAGCCAAAACCTAATGCTCCCGAAAGCAAACACACAAAGAATTATAAAAAGAAGTTTGGTGAAATGAAAAGTTTTGCTCAATCTTTAGAAGAAGCTGATGCTAAATCAGCCCTTATGAAAAAAGCTGATAAGTCAGGAATGCCTTATGGTATCCTAAAGAAAGTATTCGATCGTGGTTATGCTGCGTGGAAGTCAAGCCATAGACCAGGAACAAATCCAACTCAATGGGGTTTAGCTCGAGTTAATTCCTTTGTAACTAAATCTTCCGGTACTTGGGGTAAAGCTGATAAAGATCTTGCTGCAAAGGTAAGGGGAAAGTAATGAAATCATTTAAAGAAATCCAAGAAGCTAAATCAGCTGCATCAAGATTAACTAAACGCTTAAAGGGTAAAGGTGTTGATCTAGATAAGAGAGCTAAAGATCGTAAAGCTGAGCTAGATAGACTTAAAGCTAAGTATGCTAAAGAAGACTCTATAGATGAATCTCCTCTTGTAATGGATGATATGGATATAGTTGATACTTTATTTAAAAAGATTAAAGACGATATGTTTAAAGCTAGACGCCAACAAAAATCTGAAAAGAACTGGCCTAAGTTACAAACACTAGCTCAAATGGCTGGCTATGGTATTACAAAGAAAGGTCAAGCTAAAGATAAATCATTTAGATACGATATTAAAAAATAATGGATAATTTTAAAGAACATTTAGAACTTATGGAAGG